GGAGTCCGTCTTTGACCATTTTATCAAGTGATTCAACCATTACGCCTTTGTCGTGCTCGTATCTTTTAGCAAATTCGGCACGAAGTTCAGCCTCGATATTGTCACGAGTTTCTTTTATTTTAGATTCCCATGCTTCTTCGATAGCCTTTTTAGTGTCGCCATTGACAACATCGCTGTTTAACAATGGTTCTAGTGCTTCTAACATATCGGTTTCTCCTCTACTTAATTTTGAGGTCTCTTATTAATTTCGATACCCCTTCTCTAAGGTATCTCTGTGCCGCAGAATCCTGCGATACAGATTGTGCAACATCCCACACTTTTGCTCCACCTCTCATATTCAGTAATCCTTCATAGATTGGTGTTGGATAAGCATTTGGTGCCGAAGGTTGCGCCACAACGTCGACGGTAATAATTTCAAAATCACTAACCTCGCCTGTTGACTCGTTTACATTTCCGGATCCTCTAGATGAAACACCTAGTTTTACTCCAGAATTTAACATTGTTTCTACTAATTTCCCCATTGGTGTTGGCAAGACCTTCATTTTACCATATCCATTTGGGCCATCCATCCAAACATCTGTGATCATGTGTGACACACGATCCAAATTTACTTTAAGATCTTCTGGATGGTCAACTTCACCAAGCACGGAATAGCCGCCTGTAATTTGATCTTTCAAAGTTTTTGTGGCTTTTGCTATTTCATTCACAGGATATATTCTTTCGTTTGCGTTTTTTACGCCCCCTTGAATACAAATTCCCTTCATGTATAGGTCTTTGCCGTCTTCTCCGTTAGATTCAAGCGTCAATCCTGCTTGGTCAAATGTAAGATTTTCTCTTAGATGCATCATCTAATCAAATATTCCTTATATTACTCTGAAGTCTTTGGTGCTGGAGCTGGTTTTGGATCTACTTTTCCTTTGCCACCTCTGTTAGCATAAGCAGTTGTATCAGCTTTTGGAGCCGCAACGTTTCCGCCTGCTTCAACTTTAGTATCAGTTTTTACTGCACTTGCTGTTGGAGCCGAACCGCCTTTAGCCGCTACTGGAGATTTTGCTGATTTGTCATCATCGCCACCTGCAGATGCTTTCACCATTTCTGAGTACTCTCTTAAGTGCTCTTCAACTGATTTTTTGCTTTCTTCAACTTCTTTTTCTTCAGTTTCATCAACTGCTTCTTCAGTTTCAGCAACTTCTTCGTCAGTTTCAGCAACTTCTTCGTCGCCTTCAACTGCTGGCACTTCTGATTCCATGTCTGGTTTCATGTCCATGTCCATATCCATTTCTGGTTTGTCCATCTCATCATCACCATTGTCGTCGTCATCGTCGCCATTATCGCCGTCCATTTTTTCGAATTCAGCTTTTAGTTCTTCTAAAGCATCTTCAAGATCCATTACTTTATCTTCTAATTCGTCTTGAGTCATGTCTTCGTCTGCTTGGACAGGTGCTTCGCCTACTTCATCAGCAGTAACGTCAGCAACTAGATCATCAGTAGCATCACCACCAATAGTTTCTTCAACTTCATCAGTGCTTTCTTCTACGTCTTCGTCAGCCGCTTCGTTTGTTTCTTCGTCGGAATCAGTTGCTTCTTCAACTTCTTCTTCCTTCATTTTTTTCTTTTTGTCTTTGTCGTCTTTGTGCATAGCTTCATCGACATCGTCTTCAGAAGATTCATCTACTTCTTCAGCATCATCTTCTTTCATTTTGTCTTTTTTCTTCTTGTCTTTGTCGCCGTGTGCCATTTCATCGACAGCTTCGTCTTTAGTTTCTTCAATAGATTCAGTTTCAGCGTCATTAGAAACTAATTCTTCATATATTTCTCTTGATTTGTCTACAACGATTTCATGGAAAAGCTCTTCTGCTTTATCTTTTTCTTCGTTAACCAACAAGTCAAGCAATTTTTCAAATTTTTGTGACATGGGTAATTACTCCTTATTCGTTACTATTGGCCATAGTCTTTGTAATATAGTTATAATATAGTAGTAATATTTTGAGTAATATTGGTGTTTTTTTCGATTTTTTATCGAAAAGGAGTCCAAGCCTTCATCAAAACAGCTAAGTCTTCATAATAGATCATGCTAAGATTAGTAACATCTCGTAACTTCTTAGGTACAAACCTAAATTCTGGCACATCTTTGCGTTGTACCCTTATAAATTTGGTGTTTGGTACAGATTGACAGTTTCTTTTCATTTGATTTTCCCAATTTCCATGGAATGTTGCTTCTTTTTTGTCATCTCTGTAGTTTTTTGTGTTTTTATACATGTTGTTAATACGCAATTTTTCCTTGCCATCTACTTTAATGCCACCAAAATCCATGCCTAAAATGTATATTTCTGTGAATTTTTTCTGTATCGCCAGTAGTGTAGCTGTTGGTCCTGAGCTCCATCCATTGTCTCTCTCAAAACGTTGGAAGTATCCATGTTTGATCTGTTGACGAGGGTAAGTCCAAACTTCACAATCTCTGTAATTTGCATTGCCAACTTCATTCATCATTTGTATGTCAACACCTACTAGATAATCTATTTTTGGATTCTCACGATATATGGCATTGATGCCAATCACTTTGCCATATGGCCACAAAAGGTTAATGTCATAATTCTTTCTGCTTTCGCCATTAGCGATGATAAAACAACGTTCCATTTAATGTATGTATATTATAAAGTAGGAGCCGCTTCTTCTTTAGGTGCCGCGTACATTTTTTGTACAGTTTCTAGTTCTGCGTTATATTCTTGTGATTTAATTTCTTGTTCTTTTCTAATTTGGTTTATTTGTTCCAGTGTAAGTTTTGTTTTTCTCAAATCATCAAATCTTATTATTGATTCGTCATCTTGTGCAGAATAACGCTCATCCATTAAGTCAAACATTTCTTTTAAGAACATACTTTATTTATAGTCCTGGAGTATCAGGATCTCCTTCAGGTACATCAGGTGCTCCTGTGTCTTCTGCTCCTGGTGGTGTACCTAAATCAGTAGCATCAACATCACCTGCGTCTGCTGTGCCTAAGTCTCCTTGTATACCGCCTGGAGTGATACCTGCTGATCTCATTGCTTCTGTGCCTGTGTCTGCTTCATCACCTTCACCATTTTCTTCTTTCCAAAGTTTTTGGTTACGTTTAATCTCATCTTGTGTCATGCCAAGATATCTTTCCATGGCAAAACGTTTGGACAAGTAAGGAGTTTCTGCCAGTCCTTGGAACACTTGTACTCTGCTGTTGTCCATTTCAACTTGTCTGTATGAAGCAAAGTTTTGCGGTGGATTAAATTTAAGTTTAAACATTGAAGAATCAACATTTATACCTCTTGCTTTGCAAAAACGTTTGAATTCAATGTCCATTGGATCAACAATTAGTGTCTGTAGTCTTTCAAGATACTTGTTGAACCTTAGCTCTTGAATGTATGCAGTGCCTACTCTGCCATCATTATATTGTGGGTTGGCACCATCATCTGGTCCTGTTGGCAAATATGCCGCTGGGATCTTAAGTCCTCTGTACAGTTTGTTTGTAAAGTAACGCAAGTCATCAATTTCACCAAGATTAGTTCCTCCTGGCAGTGTGTCAACTTTGGACCCTCTACCTTCTGCTGTTTGCGGAAAGAAGTAGTCTTCATTGATTGAAAGTGGATTGTATGCCGCATCCATCATGTTTGTGCCACCACCTGAGTTGGATGGCAGTCTACGTTGATGTATTTCATTTTTCACACGTTCAACAAATTGCATTGCCAAGTGTGATGGCATGTTGCCTACATCAATATAAAATATTCTACGTTCTGGTGCTCTTTGTATTCTGTAAATCAGTATTGCATCTTCTAGTAACTCTTTTTGTTTGAATACTTTGAAAACTTGTTCAAGTATTGATGTGCCAAATGGATAGTTTTCGCCAATGCCTTCTGACAGTGAGGCATGTACCACATGTTCTGCATTGATGGCATATTGATTCATGTTTTCTTGGAACCTACTGGTGCTGGATGCACCTCCACCTGATTGCTGTGTGGCATAGTTGCCTACACCTTGATAACCTTGATAACCTTGATTCTGTCCTGTGGCACCACCTGAATAACTTGTTTGGTTTGGTACTTCAGTTGCCGTCAAATTTTGTAAGTTGATGTTGAGATCTCTTACCACATATTGTTCTGGACGTTTGCCTTCTGCTTCGTTTACAATCACTTTGTCTACTTTTTGTGCATCAATGTGCAACATCTCATTTGTTTCTGGATCACGCACAAAAAACACATCACCGTATTTGATACAGTTTCTAAATATTCTAAATGCTCTTTTGTCTAGTTTGTTCAGTATTGTCCAATTCTTAAGTGCTTTGCGTAACACCAATGCTTCTTGTTCTGTGGGTGTGTCTGCGTATTTGATTTCAAAAGGAGTTTGATTGTCTGCGTTTTTTTGTGTGCAAAATTCTGCAATGATATCCAGTGCCGCATTGATTTCTGAATCAGCATCCATGGAGTCATACTGGGAATATCTGTTGACTCTGTTCGGATGTCCTGTGTACACTTCAGGCAGATAAGATGAATAGTTTCTTTTGCCAAAGTCATTGTAGTTGCCTTGTGACGATGTGTTACCGCTCACTGGTGACAGTGTGCCATCCTGTGATACTACTGAAAAATATTTCTTCCAAGCCATTATCTATATAGATCTGCGGACATTTGATTGCCCAGTCTCCTTATTTCTTTGCCAAACATCGAGTTGCCAGCGTATGTTCCATCTGCTATAGTTTTCAATACACCAATCATTTCATCAAATTTTGCTACCACTTGTTTAGATTGTACACTATTTACACCTTCTTGTGCAACCGAATTGTTACCATTGTTAATGCTACTGTTGATATTTGACATCATTTCCTGCAATGGCATCAAGGTATCGCCAAGATCAACTGGTATATTGCCACGTGGCGCAGGAATAACTGCTTCCTTACCGTGTAATACTGCTAATGATCCTGCACCAAAATCTTGAATTCCCATTGATCCAGTGTTCATGCTGTCAATTACGCCTGCGGCGTTGGTACTACTGCCTTTGTTAGACAACATCTCTGTAATATATCCCTGTATAAAGGTCAATAGTCCAAACGTACCACTAAATCTCGCATTGCTGACTGACTGATCCACAAGTTCTGGAGACGCTCCAGTGTTTTCTACTACAAGATTTTGTACTGTCATGTAAGCAGATTCAATTTTTTGTTCTACTGTATCTGATACAGAGTCTACCATGGATTGTGCTAACTCCTTGATCACAGTAGAGGTATCAATATCTGGGTCAACAAATGACAACAAAATATCATTGATCTTGCCATATGCGGCTAAAATCTCATCGGATAGTTCTTCTATATTAGTAGCAAGTAGATTTTGAAATTGTAGTCCTCTGTTTCTGATGTCTTCCTCTAAACTTATAATTTCACCTACATTGTTCTGTGTGCTTTCTAGGAATCGTTTAATTGCCTCGTCTGCTGTGGTCAAATTTTCACCAGTGTTGTTGGAAAAGTCCACAATAGCCGCCGCTGATGTGTTTATTGCGTTTAGAAATTCGGAACTTGCATAAGGACTAAACTCTGCAAGATCGATGCCTTGTCGTCCTTCTTCTTTGAATGCTCCTATGAGTTCATCCAACAATGTTCTTGCATCTTGTTCTGTAATGGTGCCATCTTCCAATCCTTTTTGGAATTCAGATAAGACTGATCTTGCTTTAGGAAACTGAGTAAACAATGCTTCAAATGTTCCATCTGCAAGTCCTATTCTTGTCAATGTCATTCTGATTGCTTTGTTAAGTTGTGGATCATCAAATAAACTGCTGGCCGCTTTAACCACATTGAGTACTTCAACTCCTGACTCTTTGGCAATCCTAGCATTGTCAACTATGATGAAACCTTCTTCTTGTCTTTGTCTTATTTCTGCTCTGATTTCATCAACATTTCTTCCTGTGAGCCTTGAAAGTGCCGCAAGATTTTTTGCATATTCACCTGTCTCTTGTGCAACCAAGGCCTCGTTACCTGCCTGCAACATTTCTAATCTGCCTGTTCTAACCAAAGTTTCATAGTAATCAGATGCCACGTCTGCCAGTCCTTCTACAGTAAATCCTAGTTGCAGTAGTGGATTGTACAAATCACTGGTTCTCAAAGCCGCCAAGTTTTTTAATACTGCTGTGGCTCCTTCTGACGCATCACCAAATGCCGCCAACACAGATGCATTGTTGTCCAAAATTTTTCCTAAACTTTCTATGCCAAACCCTGCGGCAAGAGATGCTGTAGTAATATCTCCTAGATTGCCGTTTAATATTGCACCCCTTGATGCAATGTCTCTAAATCCAGATGCAACTTCGTCTAGTTCAGTAGCAATAGCCTGTGTGACTGTAGATGCTATTTCTATACCCGCGGCGCCAAGTTGTCCTAATCCATCCCCAACAACAGGAATCAAGTTGCCAAATCCTTTAACACCCTCTTGTAAAAGTTTTGATAGAGTGTCTACAACTGGATTTAGTGAATCAATTCGGCCACTGGTGTCTAGGAATGAACCAGCAATAGAAGCCGCACCATCTACTAAATTTTCAACTCCTGCCGCAAATTTTTCAAAACCCTTTGACGCCTTCTCTGACGTCTCACCTAGTTTTTTGACATCTTTTTCAGTTTTTGGTGGAAGTCCGCCTCCTGTACGCAATAGTGATTCAATTCTCAGTTGAGTGTCTTCTTTTGCCCACATAGGAGCATTTTGTATGCTGTCTATATCGTACCCAAAAGTCTGTGCCATATAGTGTATTTATAGAAAATAAAACACCACTATTATTGTACATTAAATATAGTCATGCAAGAACAACAAAACAGCTTGAGTGCTTATTTTCGCAAAGAAGAACTTAAGATATCTTTACCCAGCAAAGGAGCTTTTTATCCACCTGGCACATTAGAACTAGACAGTAACAAAGAAGTTGGAGTATATCCAATGACTGCACTTGATGAACTCACACTGAAAACACCAGACGGATTGCTCAGTGGTGAATCTACATTTAAAGTAATACGGTCATGTGTGCCTGCTATCAAAGACCCATGGCAGATGCCATCAATTGACGTGGACTCAGTATTAATTGGCATAAGAATAGCATCATATGGTCCAAACATGACAGTAACCAGCACTGTACCTAAAACCAAATCAAAACAAGATCATGAAATAAATCTTATGAGTTTATTAGAGAGCCGTAAACAACCTATCATAGACACCAAAGTTATGCTAGGCAATGGTGTCACTATTGTGGTTAAACCATCATCCTACAGAGAAATGCAAAGCATTAGGAGAGAAACTTTTGAAAAACAAAGACTCAGTAGAACCATTAACAATTCAGACATGGATGAAGAAGCCAAAGAAAAAGAATTCAACAAAATATTTGCAAATCTTACAATGTTAAATGTACAAACACTGACTGACAATATTGACACCATTGTGACTCCAGAAGGCACATTCAATGACATGGCCAGTAAACAAGAATTTGTCAACAATGTTGAATTAAAACATGTGAACATGATTAGAAAAAAAGTTGATGAAATCAATGTGATAGGATCACTGCCCAAATACAAAGTGCAAACACCAGAAGAAGATGTCAAAAAAGGTGCACCTGAAAGTTACGAAGTTCCTGTAATGCTTGACAATTCAGATTTTTTCGCGTTTCAATCTTAACACAATCGGATTCTGAGATCGAAAAAACAATCAACGACTTAGAAGCTCAATCCAAACAGATCAAACATGAACTGCTTAAAATTTGTTGGTACATGCGTGGAGGCATCAGTTACAATGAAGCACACTATCTGTCTTACTCTGAACGAGAAATAATATCTAAAATAATCAAAGACAATCTTGAGACCACAAAAGAGACCAAATTACCATTTTTTTAAAACAGAGTTTGTAATCTTTTATACACACAAAACCATTTGACAAGGTTTTATTTGTTTGATTTTGACACAAAACCATAATCTACTAACTTTATACACCTCAAAATGTGCTATAATTATAGTAACTTTCGGGCTCGGGGGAAACTGA